TTTTGCTTCATATCCTCAAATACCGCTTCAATAACGGTTTCGGGAAGAGCGTCACCGATTCCCGTAATTACTGAACCAGCAGCAATTTCCTGCTTAGCGGCAGTGATAAAACTGTCATAAAATTTGATCTCGGAAGAAGTAAGCTGTCTTACTCCCCTTGCCGCTAAAATTGTACTGTCAGCCGCGCCAAGAATACCATTAGCTTCTGCCGTGATGGATTCAGTTAAAAAATCCTGCCAATCGTTCATTGATTTCTGCAATGCGGCAGTGTCATTACTTTTAATGGCTGCGGAAAGTGCCGCCATTATATCGGTTTTCTTCTGATTGATGTTGTCAAGATTAATCATAGTATATCATCTTCCTTTCATTACATAAAAAAATTACCGATAATGCTCATTGCCTTATCAGTAAAATCTTCGTTTTCTTTTTTCTTGTCAGGTTCTTCCGGTTCGTTTTCACCGTCCGGATTTTCCGGCGGTTCATCTTCCTGATTATCGTCCGGTTCTTCATGATTCGGTTTTGGCTCATCTTCACCCAAAATCCTGTCTGCAAAGCCGTATTTTATGCACTCCTGTGCAGTAAGCCACGTTTCAGCGTTCATTAGTTCCGTTAATTTTACTTCGCTGATTTTACCGCCGGATTTCAGCAGATATGCTTGCTTAGTGCTTTCAGTAATTTTGTCCAGATCGTCGGCACATTTTCTCAGTTCTGCCGCATTGCCCATAGCGATACTCCACGCAGGGTGTATCATCATAGTGGCTGGAGGAGAAATTACAACCTCATCACACGCCATAGGAATAACACTTGCAATGGAACATGCATAACCGTCAATATATGCTGTCTTATGTGCCTTATGGCGTTTCAATTGACTGTAAATACCTATGCCCTCACCAACATCTCCGCCCTTTGAATTGATGTACACATTAATCTGACTGACATTGCCCAGCTTGTCAAGTTCCTCTTTAAAATGACGTGCGGACGTATCAGAAACTTTTTCCTGACCTGTATAAAAATCAACCCCATCTGATTCAACTTCACTGTAAATATATAGATTAGCCGCACCTGTTTCTTCATCGGGGGCTAACTGCCAGAAGTTTTTATTGCATTTGAGTTTAATATCTTCTTTACTCATTTTCATCTAAATCACCGCTTTCCGCATTAGAATAATTTTTCGTCATGTAATGTTTTTGCGCCCATTCTTCACCTGTAGGATTCAGTCCGGCTTTACCTCTCGTTTCGTCAGGCGACAGCATACTGCTTGAAATTAACTTATCCGCATTGGCTGCAATATCGAAAATATCAATATGCTTGATACACGTTGTATCAACTCCGATGTATTGACCGCTTATGACCTCATCAGGAGTAAATTTCTTGCCAGTCAATTCCTCGCCTATCATATCCGCAAGAGGATCTATGCACACGGTCAGCAGCATATCTACTGCATCTTTTATCCCCGCAACATCGCCCCTTACTAACGCAGGAGGAACTTTGAATGCCTGTGCTGCTCTGCTCATAGCATCGTCAACCAACTTTGAAATATCGGTAATTTCATTTGTGGTTTTCTTTGCACTGTCGGACGTTGTCGGAACAAATTTCATGCCCTCCCACAACGGAAGTACTGCATCATTAGCATTGAAATAGGACTTAAAATGCTCATTCATCAGCTTAGTATATTTCTTTTCAAAATCCTTGTCGCCTTGTGCCAGGGCTGATATTTCAAGAATACCTTTCTGACCTCCGGCTTTGATATATTTATCAGAGGCACTTTCGATCAGTTTTTCATACATGCCGAATATATTGTTAATGATACTCATAACATCATTGTTTGAATACCGCAGATACAGTACATCAGACATTTTAAATTTTCTGTTAAATGTCAAATCTCCTCTGGAAACCTGTGTAAATTCAGTTTCCTTGACTGCAAATTCGTCCTTTTGAAAATCGTCCGCAATTATCAATTGATTGCTTACACTAATAACTAAAACCTCACCGTAAAACAGAAGCTTACCAATAACTTCTTGCCAGAACGCCGTACTGTTCTGATTCTTGTTAGGTTTAACATTGAGAGAATACCACTCATAGCCTTTGAATTCCTTGCCGTTTTTGTAGGTTTTGAATTCGCATTTGGCAATTAATGAAGCAATCATTTCAATTGTTGTGAACAGCGCAAAGGATTCAAGAGCAATACTGTTTTGCAGATCGTTTCTGTATTCGCTTAATATTACTGTCTTTTGCGATTTCGCAAAGATTCTTCCGAACCAGTCGATTATTTTCATCTTTCAGTTACCTTTCAATTATTTTTTTTTTAGACAAGTATACTAGTATTGAAAAAGTAAAAGTGCCGACTACGCCGCATATAGATCCAATAATAAATCCTGCTAACATTTCTTCCTCCTTTCATGGTATGAAAAAAGCGTCCACAAAGAACGCTTGACTTTTTATGAAATTGTGGTATAATAAAAGTGAAAAGGGTGACTGCGATAAGCGGTTCTCCCGAAATGTTTTGGTTTAAAGAAACACCGTTACATTTGGCAGATGGGCGGTGTTTCTTTTATTTAGAAACTATTTCTTGTTTTTATAAATATTATAAAACAAGGAGATAGCAGTTAGAATTACTAAAGTGTACTGAAACAGTCCCTCATATGTAACCATAGCTATCACCTCCCTTGTCAGGGAGAAACCGCCTACCGAACGCAATAGGAAAAGCGTTCAGCAGACTTGCCCTAAAGATGGCAAGCCTACCGTTATGCAGAAACCCAATTCACCAATTAATTATATCACGGGTATTCAGGTTTGTCAAATTATGAATTATTTAATCAAAAATAACAATATCCATATCAACCGTACTTTCACTTTTTTCAGCATAAGGATTAAGGCATTCCGATACACATTCAGCCGCAACAAAAGCTTTGAACGGATCTGTTTTACGGCTTTTCGGTTCTATCTTTCCATAGGTGATATTTCCGGCCGGAGACGTTACTGTTTTACTGTTCTGACATGCCCATCTCATTAACGGATTATCTCCCCACACAAAATTGTGATTTGCAAAGCCGCTTGTAATTAGCGGTATATTCAGCATTTCATCTGACGGTCTTAGCTTTACAACGTTGTTGTAATCCTTATCAGCCGAAAAATAAATATTCCTTAATGCTTTTGACATAAGGGAATATCTGTAATTATCAATACCGATTTTCAGTATTTTCGAATTACG